CAGAATGAAGTGGCAGCAGCACAGAAGGTTGCTGAACAGGCTCAGATTGAGCTTGCTGCTACAAAGGTAGCAATGACACTTGGTATTAACGCCAAGACACTTCCATATGTACTTAAGATGGCTGATTTCAGCAAGGCAAAGGATGCAGATGGAAAGATATCAGAGGACAATATCAAGGCTGCACTTGATCAGGTTATCAAAGATGTACCTGCACTTAAGCCGGTACAGGAAAGCAATGCAGGCTTTCAGATTGGTGCAGGACAGCAGAATAACGGACAGCAGTCCTCTACAGGTAACAATGTAAATGTTCCAACAAAGAGATGGAACAGATTTAATTAAGAAAGGTTAAAAGGGTAAAACAATATGCCAAATTTGAATTACGCAGAACAGTGGAGTCCGGAATTATTAGCAATTCTTATGCAGGGCACACTTACATCACCATTTATTACAAGTAATGTCAGATGGTTAGATGCAAAGACATTTCACTTTACTCAGATGAGTGTAAGCGGTTATAAGAATCACAAGAGATCAGGCGGATGGAACACAGGAGAATATAACCAGAAAGATGTTCCTTACACAGTAACACATGACAGGGATGTACAGTTCATGGTTGACAAGGCAGATGTAGATGAGACCAATCAGACAGCATCTATGCAGAATATTTCACGCATCTTTGAGCAGACACAGGCTGTACCAGAGACAGATGCATTATTCTTCAGTAAGGTTGCACAGGCTGCACAGAATACAGAATTATACCATTCTGAAACTTCAGCTACAGAATACACAACAGAGAATGTATTTGCTAAGCTTAAAGCTATTCTGGCAGCAGGAAAGCTTAGAAGATATAAGGCAAATGGAAGCCTTATCATGTATGTTTCTTCAGACATTATGGATAAGCTGGAAATGTCAAAGGAATTTACACGCAAGATTGAAATGACTCAGATTGCAGAAGGTGGTCTTGGCATTGAAACACGTGTAACTGATATTGATGGTGTGACACTTATGGAAGTTGTGGATGATGAAAGATTCTATGACAGATTCGATTGGGATGTTGCAGAGGGCGGCTTTGCTCCGCTTAAGTCAAAGTATGCCATAACAACAGATACAGATGTGGCAGAAGGAAAGACATACTACACTAAGAGCGACAGCACTTATACAGTTGTGGCAAAGCCTACAAAGACTAATATAGGCACATATTATGAAAAAACTGTTCAGGGCTCACGCAAGATTAATGTACTTGTCGCATGTGGACAGACATGTAAGACAGTACCTAAGATTTCATCTATTTATTTCTTCGCACCAGGAGCACATACAGAAGGAGACGGATATCTTTATCAGAATCGCCAGTTAAGTGATACATTTGTATTCCCTAATGGCAAGGATGGTAAGGTTGATTCTGTATTCGTTGATGTAGATCCTGCAGAAGAGATTGCAGAGTAAGCCTATGGTATATGCAAGTAAAGAGCAGTACCTTAGTGAACATAGACTTATCCCAGATGAGCAGATAGAACGAAGATTAAAACAGGCGAGCCGGCATATCGACTCGCTTACTTTTAATCGTATAACATCAAGAGGATTTAATAATTTGACAGAGTTCCAGCAAGGCATACTGATAGATGTGTGTTGTGAGATGGCTGATTTTGAATATGAGAATGAGGACATGATTAATTGTGTCTTACAGAACTATTCTTTAAATGGAGTATCTATGCAGTTTGGCAGCAGTTGGAATGTCCTTGTACAGAATGGAATTGCTATAAAGCGTGATACATACCAGATACTCTGTCAGACTGGCTTGTGCTGCTTAAGTCTGGGGGTGTGAGTATGAAGTACCCATGTTTAATATTAAAGAGCATGTGTAAGACAGAAATACACCTTGAGATAGAGCAGGAAGGCAGGAATGTCTATGGAGAACCTCTTGAACCTATTATTTGGGATGGCTTATGTAACTATCAGGACAGCGGTAAGACAGAATTAACAGTAGAAAAGGTGCTTATAAAGCTTGAAGGATGTGCTTTGATACCAGGAGATATTGCACCAGAACTTCCGGTAATTACAAGTGGTGATATAACCGTTTATGGAGTTACAAGGCATATATATAAGGGTACAAAGTGCCGTAATCCGGATGGTACAGTTAATTATGTAAGATTGGATGTGATGTAATGGCCAGAAATGTGAAATCTACAGTTAAGCTTAATATGCCTATGGTAAGGAAGCTTACGGCAGCAGCAAAAGTGTCAGTTGCACAAACAGCAGAAGCAATACATACAGATGTTGTTCAGAGTCAGGTTATACCGAGGGATACTGGAGCATTACAGAATGAAAGCACATTTGTTGATTTATCTGATATAGGTCAGGGAAAAGCATATCTTGTGTCTAGTACACCATATGTCAGAAGACTGTATTACCATCCGGAATACAACTTCCATCAGTCACCGTGGACTGATGATAAGGGCAAGAAACATGAAGGAAATGCAAATGCTAAGGGCAGATGGCTTGATGACTACATGAAAGGTGGTAAAAAGCAGAATTTTGCACCTAAAGTTTTATAAAAAGAATGCGGGGTTGTAATGTTAGGAATAGGTGATGCAAGAGACCTTATAGCAGGCCTTGGAATAACGGCTAATGACCATGTATATTGTGGAAGGCTTGATGATAAGAAAGATAAGAGCATAGGTGTATATCATCTTAACAGGGGAGACAATGTTCAGATGGCTGTTGGGGGTATACGGAACAGCTCTTACGCTGTCAAATCCATAAGTATACTGGTTCATTGGAATAAAAGTGTCAGGGAGACTGAAAAAGTCTCACAGGAGCTTTACGACAAACTCAGAGATATGAAACACGTAAACATTAATGACACAAATATTCTGTTTACAGAAATGTTAGTATCAGCACCGATTGAAGTTGATACGGATGATAAAGGAATATTTGAAATGGTCATAGAACTTAAATTTTATTATGAAAGGTAGGTAATTATATGTCACAGAATACAAAGATAGCTGGATATAATGCAGAAGCGACACCTATAGAGGGGGTTAATCCGGTACATAAAATTCAGTTTGGAATATGTGTAACTGGAAGAAAAAACACAGACACACCGGAAACAGTAGAAACAAAGATTGTAAAAGATGCAGAGAGCTTGAACATTTCTATAGACGGAACTATCGAGGAATGGAATGCAATGGATCAGGCTGGCTGGGGAAGGAGACTTATGACAGCTAAGTCGTTAGAAATATCATTTGGCGGTAAGCGTAACTATGGTGATGAAGGAAATGATTATGTAGCAAGCCGCTTTATGAAGACAGGTCAGGATTGTAATACATGGGTATCTATTATATTCCCTAATCTTGACCAACTTCTTGTACCAGCAGTAATCAATGTAACATCTCTTGGTGGAGATGCTACAAGTATTGACGCACTTGAATGGGATGCAAAGTCAGACGGAAAGCCGACATATTTAGAATATGAAGCAGCCTAAAGAAAGAGAGGATTTGAATAATGGCAAAGACAGATTTTAAAGTAATAGATATATCTATGAAGATTACGAACCAGTTACCTATGATTCGTATTACAGAGGATTTGGTTGTTACTGTTAATAACAGAAAGAGCACAATTCTCAACATACAGGCTATGGCACAGGAAGCAGAGGGCAAGGAAAACAAGGATGATATGGCATTTATGATTAAAGGTCTTGAAATGCTTGTTGGAAAGGATGCTTCAGATAAGATTGAGGCATTAGACCTTCCTATTCCTGAATATAAGGAAATGTATAATACAATAATGCAGGTTGCTATGGGAACGTACGGCGAGGAGCAGACACCCTCAGCATAATGAGGTATATTATGATATATGGGATGATTGGGAGCTGATAGAAGCCAGCTTCCTGTCCCAGTATGGCATACGATTGCGAACAGAAGATGATATGTCATGGGCTGAATTCTGTTCTTTATTGTCAGGAATAATGCCTGAAACACCACTCGGAAGAATTGTGGGAATCAGAGCAGAAAAAGATCCTAAGGTTATAAAGGAGTTTACTAAGGAGCAGAAGAAAATCCGCAATGACTGGATATTAAGAAGAAATAGAAAATTAATGGAAGATCCTGCAAATTACAATAAGTATTGGAGTGACTTCCAAAATTGGGCTAAGACCGCTTTCTCTAAGTAGAAAGTGGTCTTTTTAAATGCCGGAAAGGAGGGAGTATGTCGGATGTAGTAGGACAGATAGCTCTTGAACTTGGCATAGACAGTTCACAGATAGTTAATCAGCTTACTGGCGCTTCTAATAAGGCGGCTAAGCAGGCAACATCCATCTTTTCTGGTATGGGAAAGAAAATAGCTGCTGGATTAAGTATAGCAGCTTTTACTAAGTTTACGAAAGACTGCATAGAAGTTGGTTCTAATGTTACAGAAGTACAGAATGTTGTGGATACGGCATTTAAGGACTTAAGTGGACAGGCAGACCAGTGGGCTTCTAACGCCATGACTAACTTTGGACTATCTGAATTATCTGCTAAGAAGTACATGGGTGTATTTGGCCAGATGAGTAATGCTATGGGCATTACAGGACAGGCTGCACTTGATATGGCAGAAGATGTTACTGGATTAACAGGTGATGTTGCATCATTTTACAATTTGAGTACAGATGAAGCATATACAAAGCTGAAATCCATCTGGACTGGTGAAACAGAGACACTTAAGGACCTGGGCGTAGTAATGACTCAGACGAACTTGGATCAGTATGCACTTAATAATGGCTTTGGTAAGACTACGGCTAAGATGACAGAGCAGGAAAAAGTAATGCTCCAATATCAGTATGTTACTAGTGCACTGTCCAATGCCACAGGAGACTTTGTTAAGACACAGGATTCCTGGGCAAATCAGACAAGAATATTATCACTCAGATTCGAACAGTTAAAGGCTTCTCTTGGTAAAGGCTTTATAGCATTATTTACACCTATATTACGAGGCTTAAATACTGTGCTTGCAGGCTTGCAGAAGGTTGCTGATGGGTTTGCAACATTTACACAGATGCTTACTGGTGCGGATATATCTTCTTCAGCTTCTTCAATAACAGGCCTTGGAGATATAGCGTCAGACACGGCGGATAATGTAAGTGGTATAGGAGATGCAGCATCTTCTACAGCGAAGGAGATAGAAAAATCACTGGCCGGATTTGACCAGATAGAAAAGCTTTCAGAGCCAACGGACAGTAGTAGTTCTGGTGGAGATAGTACATCTTCAGGTGGTCTTGGTATAGACACAGGAGTAACAGCGGAAACAACAAATGTATCAAGTGCAATATCAAATATGGCATCTAAGGTCAAAAAGGCATTAGAGCCACTTAAGTCAATATCATTTGATAATCTGATAACATCACTTGATAATTTAAAAGAATCAGCGCAACCACTGACAGAAAAGTTGTTTTCAGGTTTGGAATGGGCTTGGAAATATATTTGTACCATTAGCTACATGGACAATTGAAGATGCGTTACCAGCTTTTTTAGATGTTTTATCAGCAGGGCTTGATGTATTTAACAGTGCATTAGATGCACTAAAGCCATTATGGGACTGGGCGTGGGATAATTTCCTTGAGCCGGTAGCAGAATGGACTGGTGGAATGATAGTTGATATCTTAAAAGATCTGGCAGCAGCTCTGGAAGGAATATCAACCTGGATTAGCAATAACCAAGGACCATTTGACGCAATAGTTGTAACGATATTAGCGTTTGCAGCGGCTTGGAAAGCTGTAGAACTTGCTGAATTCATAATGAATGCTGGCGGTGTGGTTGGAATTATAAATAAGATGAAGACTGCAATAGAGGCCTGCACAGTAGCAAAGATAGCCGACAAATTAGAAACGGTTAAAATATGTGCGCTGTATGCAAAAGATTTTGTAAAGAGTATTGCTTCATCTATAACACAGCTAGGAATATATTACTCTACATGGTTTAAAGTAAATGTTTTGCAATCTGATGTTGTAAAAAATTTAAAGGGCATAGTAGTTGCTATTAAGGAATCAACATTAGCATTAAAAGACGATATTGTTCAATGGGTGAAGAATACGGCTGAAAAAGCAAAAAATAAAGCTGTAGACATAGGACAGAGTATAAAAAATTTGGCTATTGATATGGCTAAAGCTACTAAAGAACTTGCACTTCAGTCTGTTGAATGGGTGAAGAATACAGCGGAAAAGGTAAAAAATAAAGCTGTAGATGTGACAACAGGAATTAAAGATTTTGTTGTTAATATGGCTTTAGCTACTAAGGCACTTATTTCACAGGCTGTACAATGGGGAATATCAACTGCATCCAAAATAGCAGATACGGCAGGAACAGCGGCACACACAACAACCACATTGGTTTG